GTTGGTCCTCCTGATGCTGATGTTGGTGTTTCTCCCACCATTATCACAGTAGTCCCACCTTCAGGAGCACCAACAGGTATTAATGCACGATTTATACCACAATTTGAGGTTGTGAGAGATCCAATTGTAGTAAATCCCCAACAACTTTTACAAGTGACTGACCTTGTAGGTCTCAAGCAAACTGGTTATGTAAATGGAAGACCTTACTATGGTTCTGTGTATTATGATAGAGGTATTCGTTATGCAGGTTTCTATGAAACTGTTGGAGAACCAGTCAGAGTATATGATACTTTGAGAGAAAGTATTACCGCACAAGTTACTACTTCACCTTCTGCAATTTTAAGACAAGGTACTGATATAAGAAGTAATGATCCATTACTAAATATTCCGGGAACAGTTCAATCAACATTAAGTAGTAATAGTATTGTTGGTGCTGGAGATATTTCTACACCTTCAGTTCCTTTTACTCAAGAACCAGTTCAAGATCCAATTTATCCAGTATCCTTAAGATTAAAACGAGTTCTTGTGCAAGATCGAGGAATCAACTATAATGTAACTGATAAAATCAGAGTTATTCCAAGTAATGGTGCTATTCTTGAACCAATTTTTGGATCTTTTGGAAGAGTAGTTAAAGTTGCTGTTATTGATCCAGGTTTTGGATTTACAGAATATCCAAGAATTGAAATGTATACACCTTTATAAGTAATCATATGGCAACTCCTCAAAATAGAAATAAAACCTCCAATCCAGACTCTCAAGCAAAACAGAATTATGATGCAACTAGTTTGGCGACTAGATTTGGATCATTTATTATGGGTCTTGTTTCTGCTGATAGTGCAGTCACATCTGATGTTTGTATTCAGGCATCTGATGGAAGACATGCAATTAATTTGGACAAGGATGGTCCAAGAAAAGGATGTAGTCAAATTACTGCACCCGGAAGAATTTCAATCCAATCTGGGCAAGATAGACAAGAAGCAGAAGATACTCTATTCATTAATGCACTAAATGGTAATATTGACATTATTGCATCTAATGGTAAAATAAGATTGCAAGGAACTGATATAGAACTTATTGCAAGAGGTTCGGGTGGAAGTAAAGGCAATATTCGAATGAAAGCAAGTGAAAATATTGAACTTGATGCAAAAAAGGTTCTTGTTAATGCAACAGTAATGTATAAACTCGCAACAGCAGGAACTGCAGAAATCTGTGCAAACAGTGCTATGACAATCTATTCATCGTGCATTCGTGGAGTTACTGATGCTGTAGCAAATCGTGACTCAAAGATTGGTGGTAAAGACTTCCAAACAAAACAAAATAAGTAAAGGAGAAAAAGTATGTCAATGTTATTTGATGATATAGCATCTGGTGGACAAGTGATGGTTGGTGCTGGTCAACCAGTAGCACTTGGAGTTGGAGCAGAAGAAAAAATCAGAGGTTCAATGTTTGTAGAAGCACCAATGCAGGTGGGAAAAGCAGGTGCTTATAGAGAACGTCAAGCAACATTAATGGTTGGGCAAACTGAAAATGTAGATTGTGACAGTCCAGATAGATCTCTTTTTGTAAAGGGAGATGTAAAAATTGAAGGAGATGGAAGAACATCTAATGCTGTGTTCATCACAGGACCAACAACCGATGTTCTTTATATTGATGGAGATGTTTTTGTTACTGGTGATGTTGATTGTGGAAATAAAGGTAGATTAGCAGCTAGATTTGCAGTGGCAGACTCTCTACCAAAACCATTTGATATGAGTCATCCATCAAGGGGAGAAGGGCATCGTCTTCGTTATGCTTGTATTGAGGGACCAGAAGTTGGAGTTTATTTCAGAGGTAGACTTACAAATAGAACAGAAATAGAACTTCCTTTATATTGGAAAGATTTGGTTCATATTAATAGTATTAGTGTTCAGTTACAACCTATTGGTGCTCATCAAGATATTATTGTTAAAAGAACTGATGAGAAAAAAATATATTTACAAGCAAAGGGAGGAATGCCCATTGATTGTTATTATCATGTTTATGCTGAAAGAAAAGATTGTAATGCACTTGTGGTAGAGTATGAAGGAGAAACCTATGAGGATTATCCAGATAAAGATTACAAAGACCCACAATATGCTAATAGAGTCAACACAAGAACTGCATAAATTCCCCTTGACAACCGCCCAAGGACCTGCTATGATAAGCAGGTAATCAAAAACAAACCGAATGCAAGACGAGTTCCTGACCCGATGTGTGGTTGACCCTCTCAAGCGTACTGTGTATCTCTATTCCAGTGATGGTAATGAGAAGCAAGTGTCCTGTGAGACTGTTCAAGAGTTTATGAATGTGCTGGACTTTGTTCGTGCTACTGTTGATGAGAACACTCTCTCATACGCAAATCCACTTTAAGTTCCATTTTGGAGGGTAAAAATCTCCGGTAAAATTTTACACACGATACTTTTTTATGAATCCTTCTCGCATTGATATTAAATCACTGAAAGAACAAACGGTGAAAACAACACCAGAAAATGTAAAGGAATCAAATCAGGCATTGTTTAGTTGCACGATGACCTTACCAGCAGCAGCAAAACATTGTGGTATGACACACAAGGAAATGAAAATGACTTTCCTTGAGTATTTAAAGTATCACCCCATAACTTATTTGGGGTGAGTTTTTATGGGAGCATGGCGTAATTGGTAGCCGCACCAGACTTAAAATCTGTTGGTCTTTAGACCGTGGGAGTTCGACCCTCCCTGCTCCTACTAAATAATAAAAAAACCAATGCAATATAAGATTACAACCTCTTATAATTGGTATGAGACGGAAGAGGATAAGTTCATTATTAAAACATATCATATAAATGGAATTCCGTTTACTTTTGATGAAATTCCAACTCTTGTACAAGATGACCCAGAAGTTATTGCCTGGGCAGATGAGCAACTTACAATGACTCCTGAAATTCTTTATAAGAAATCATTTTATCTGATAGATGAGCAATGTCATCCTTGTTTATTTGAAATGAATATAGAAAACCCCGAAGTTCTTGATGAATTGGTATAAAGATGATTATAAATCTCTGGTTTAATAAAGATATGAATCAGTGGAGATGGACTCTTACAGATCCAGTTACTTTTGATATGGAATCAGGTCAAAGTGAAAATCTTCGTGATGCTATGAATGATGTTGCAAATACAGTAGAATATCTTATCAGCAAATCATAACATAAGTAAGTAAATATACCCAGTGAAGGACGAATTTTATATAGATAAAGTGAAGAAGTGCGAAGTAAAAGATTTACTGAATACTTTTCACTATCTCAAAGACGAATCAAAAGATTTTAAAGTTAGTCCTTACTCTTATGGATTATTCCGATCATCTACTACAGATATCCTGCATATTGGTGGGTGCCTGGGTGTTTGTATCTTTACTGGTCTCCCCGTCCCCGAAATAGCAGTAGGTGCATTTGGACTCCAAAGGAATGAACAGGAAGGTCTATATGAACTCTCAAGACTTTGTATTCATCCCGATGTTCAAAAAGAAGAATATAATATCACATCCTGGTTCGTAAGTCGTTGTATCAAGAGGTTTCGTAAAGATGCAAATGTTCGTTGTATTCTTAGCTACGCTGACAGTTCTCGCCATCACGGAACTATCTACCGTGCTTGTAATTTCAAATACTATTCATTAACAGACGACTTCTACTATGCTGATGGTACAAAGCACTCCAGAGGGTCTGTGAAGGGTGCTGAGGGAGAATGGAGAGACCGTAGTAGGAAGCATAGATATATGATGATATTTGATAAAGAACTTCAAAAACGATTGATGTGGAAAGAGGACAAATGGTTTGATAATAAGGATGATACCAATTAGTTACCTCCTTATGGGGGTTTTGTTGTATGATAAATAACTCATAACGGAAACTATAAAGATAGTAAAATGGGATTAAGTCGTCTTGATAATTTTCTTAAGAGTATACGTGGAAACATCATTTATGTAGATCCTAACAGTCTTGATGCAACTGATTCTATTCAGAACGTAGGAAGTTCATTAACACGTCC